CCATTAAATTTTGATATCGGATATATAATTGGATTATTTTTAGCAGAAGGAATGAATGTTAAAAATGGTATAACAATTTCATTAAACAGTGATGAAGATAAAATATCTAATAAATTTAATTCATTTTTAGAAGAATATTTTGGATTTATAAATCCAAAATTGGAAACCAGGGATTATTCAAATGGCGTTGTATGGCATTATCATAACAAAATTATAAAAGATTTTATTTCTAAATTTGTAATCGATGAAAAAAATTGTCAAAAATGGTTAAAAGATATTGTTTATGAGACAAATAAAGATTTTATAAAGGGTATTATTACTGGTCATTATGAGGGGGATGGATTACATAAAAATGGATATAAAATATGGTCATCAACAGTCTCAGAAAAACTTTTTTATCAATTAAGATTATTTTATTCGATTTTTGAATTTTACCCGGCACAAAATAAAATGGAGTTTGATGAATATCAAACAAGATATGGATTGGAATTATCAAATGCAAATTGTTCAATTAATGAATTATTTGAAAAAACACATATAGATTTATTAAAAGATAATTCCAGAATTGGAATTATTGATAAAAATATCGTTTCTAAACAATTTAAAGTTAAAAAATACGATTATGAGGGATACGTTCATAATTTAGAAGTTGAAGAAGATAATTCGTATATTGCCAATAATATCGTTGTTCATAATTGTCAATTCCTGGGATCATCCGGTACACTTATATCCTCATATCATTTACAAAATACACTGGTTATGAATGATCCGAAAGACATTAGATTTGATGACCATTTCAGAATTTTTGAGATGCCGGTACGTGATGAAAAAGAACCAAAAAATAATCACCAGTACGTTATGATATGTGATTTTGGTGAGGGGGTTGGGTTAGATTATAGCACAATTCAAGTTATGGATGTCACTGGTGGCGTCCCTTGGAAAGAGGTCGCGGTATATGAAGACAACGTTATCGCACCTTCGGAAATGCCTTATGTAATGGACAGAATCGGTCAGTTTTACAATCACGCACTAATAATCGGTGAAACAAATTCAATTGGAATTGGTATACTCGATGATTTGAATTACGATCTGGAATATGAGAATTTATTTTATGGCGACAACGATCATTTTGGTATAAAAATGACCAAGGCGTCCAAGCGATCCGGTAACATGCGGTTAAAACAAAATATCGAAGATGGAAATCTATTGATTCAAGATAGTGGCACGATATCTCAATTCAGTACATATGTAAAACAAAGAGATAGTTATGCGGCAGAGGAGGAGACTGATCATGATGATTTGGTAACTCCACTTGTATTATTTTCATATTTTATGTCTAATAGAGACTGGACAGAAAATTGGCTTGATCAAGCACGGTTAATGAATACTGATAAAATATCTAAAATCGAGGAAGATCTACTACCTGCTGGTTATATTGATAACGGGATCGAAGTCACAAGTTTTGAAGAATTCGAATCAGAAGGTATATTTTCATCAGGTCTGTTTTAAAACGGTAAATACATTTAACAGGTAAATCACCTTGCAGAAGTTTTGCAAATATAAAAATTATGAAATAATATTATAAAACTAAAACATATAAAAAGTTTCTACAATCCCCGCTTTGTATGAATTGCGTTGGTTGGGAAATTAAAACTAAAAGAAGGAGAAAATAACATGGGTTTTTCTTTATCTCCGAGCGTAAGTGTAGTGGAACGAGATTTATCCCTGACGATCCCTGCGGTTTCAAGCACGATATGTGGCATGGTTGGAAGCTTCAAATGGGGTGCATGTAATGAGCGCATCACGATGACAAATGATACTCAACTTTTTGAAATTTTCGGAAGTCCAGATGATAACAATTATTTGTCTTGGTTCAGTGCATTCAATTATCTTCAATATTCCAGTATTTTGTTAATGGTTAGAGTTGTCAATGAATCAACGGCATTAAATGGTGGATTTATGTTGCAGGATACTGGAAATGCAGTTGATCCGGTTGAAAACGCAGTACTGATTTTAAATGACGATGATTATCAATCACATACCCCATCATTTCCTGGTGGTAATGATAAAATTCATCTTCTGGCAAAACATCCAGGTGATTATGGAAATACAATCAAAGTGGCGGTTTCAAATGAGGCCGATTTTGATACGGCTCTTGTCGATACTGGCATTAGTTTTGTTGATCAATTTGAATTCGCACCTGAAACAGATGAAATTGCGATTTGTGTCCTGGTGGCCGATACAAATGGAGATTATGAAATTGTTGAACGATGGATTGTTTCTACAATTCCAGGAACGAAGGTCGATGGAGTGAATATTTATATTGATGATTATCTTTTTCAGAACAGTGCTTTGATTCGATCTTATAACAACATCAGTAATTCAACTCCAGTCGCGTCTTTTGAAGCACATGCTTTAAGTGGCGGTGATGATGCTACACCAGCAACAAATGGAGAAATTCAGGCCGGATTTGATTTGTTTTCGAATGCTGAAGAGGTCGATGTCAATATGATAATTGACGGTGCTTGGACTAATTCAACAATACAACAATATATTATCGATAATATTCTTGAAGTTCGAAAAGATGTTGTTGGTTATTTCAGTCCTCCACCGGATGACGTCGTTGGAAAAACATCCATTTCTGCAGCAGTTGCTGATATCGTTGATTATCGAAAAAATGAACTTTCGAGATCGACTTCATATGCTGGACTTTTTGGAAACTGGAAATACCAGGAAGATAGTTTCAATGGTAAATTTCGATGGCTTCCGGTATCTGCAGATTGTGCTGGTATTATGGCAAATACGGCTCAGATACGCGAACCTTGGATTGCTGGAGCTGGTTATAACCGAGGAACTGTTAAAAACACAATCAAATTTGCAATCAATCCTGATAAATCTTTCAGAGATCTATTATATAAGGATGGTGTCAATCCACTTTTGGTTGATTCGGCAGACGGCCCCGTTTTACTCGGTCAGAAAACTTTGCTTACAAGACCATCCAGTTTTGATAGATTGGATATTCGATGGTTATTTATTGTCTTGGAAAAGGCCATTGCAAATGCTGCAAAGTTTTTCATGTTTGAGAAAAATACACCTTTTACTCAGCGTCAATTTAAGGGCATGGTTGATCCTTTCCTTCGAGATGTACAGGGAAAAGAAGGCATTGAAAATTTTGAAGTCCAGGTTGATTCAAATATCAATACTCCTGAAGTTAAAGCGCGGAACGAATTTAGGGCCAGAATTTTCATTCAACCTACATTATCCGCTGAATTTATCATTCTTGAATTTATTAATGTGAAATCAGGTGTTGATTTTACTGAAACAATTAGCAAATCAGCATAATCCCGAATGGGATTAATTTTTTAAAAATCGACTGGGAGTTGTCTTATACTCCCAGTCGGTAATTAATAACAGGAGATTAAAATGGGAATCAAAATTGAAGATTTCAAATCCGCTTTAGTCAACGGATATCGACCTAATCTATATCAGATGGAAATTTTGGGCATGCCTGAAAAATTTGTTTTCTTATGTAAGGCGACTCAACTTCCCGGTAAAAATATCGGAATCGTTGAGGCACCATACCTTGGCATGAAAGCAAAAATAGCAGGAGACGTAACTTTTGAAGATTTATCGATTACAGTTTTAATGGACAATGATTTTTCAGTCCGGAATTCACTTGAAACCTGGATGGAAACAATTAAAGCAAATGAAGCTGCACTCGGTCTTGAATCTGCATTGTATAAGCGAACAGGAAATGTCGTTGCTCTGGATAATAATGGTGATGAAATTGCTCAGTATACTTTCATCGGCATCTGGCCTTCTTCCATTGCTCCAGTTGATTTGTCATACGAAACAAATGACACCCTGGCTGAGTATGTGGTTACGTTCAGTTTTGACTATTGGTCTCGTATATTCTAAAACTTAATTTCAAGCGAAATGTAATAATGAGAAATGTTTGTATTAGATGGGAAATACAGGAGATCTAATCTATGGCTACAATGTTTCTGGAAAATCTGAAAGCATCGTTTTCAGATTTTCTAAGGCCAAATTTCTATCAGGTAACATTTACAGGGAATTTATTCGGAGAATATGAGTTCGGTTTTTTAACTAAAGCTGCAACATATCCGTTTATGACCTACAACACCACTTCTGTACAATATAACAATCTCCCTCGACATTTCGTAAATGCAGTTGATTACGATCCAATTACGTTTCAATTTTTAGTCGACGACGGGCTTAAGGTTCTGCGCTTTTTCGATAGTTGGCGTAAATTGATTATGAATGATGGCTCTCGAACCTTTAATTA